GATGCTACGCAGATGGCAAAGCAGATGGGGCCGGAACTAGCTGGGCTGCTGGGTCTTACAGCGTTCCACGGTAGCCCGCACAGGTTCAGTAAATTTGACGCTTCCAAGATTGGGACAGGAGAGGGAGCGCAGGCTTACGGGTATGGGTTGTATTTTGCAGAGGCTCCAGGAGTTGCTAAGGGGTATCAAACGGCACTAAGTGCAGAACGTGGTTTTAGCTATGATGGGAAAACAGGTCTAACAAGATCAGAAGTTGAAGATATGGTTAATGTTAAATATGGCTCTGGGTATCTTGATGGAGTTATTAGGCCGTCAGGAGTTGCAGGGTCATTCATTGACGATATGGTGACTGGTCTTAAGCGTTCTGAAGGATCATATCCGCGCCAATACAAACCAAGTTCGGAACGCGCCAAACTTTATGATGAATTACGTGGAAAAATTACGCACGCAGACCCAGGCTCGTTCTACACAGTAGACATCCCAGATCAAATGATCGGCAAGATGCTGGATTGGGATAAGCCTCTTGGTCAACAAAAAGAATTAAAAGACGTGTTGAACAAAATAAAAAGCGAAATTGCTTTGCCAAGATTGCAAGACGCAGAGGGGGCAGGGTTTGCTTATCAGGCGCTTGCAAACGCTGTAGGCGGTCAAGCAAACGCTTCCGCTTTACTAAAACAATACGGAATTCCCGGCATTCGCTACCTAGACCAAGGTTCTCGCGGTGCTGGCACAGGAACTCGCAACTTTGTTGTATTCCCAGGCGAAGAAGAAGCACTTAAGATACTGAGTGTTGATTGATTATCGACCACCACCCATTCTGGCATTGCATTGTCGATGACTTTTTTGCTGACGCGATCAACTTAGCGAGAGAGTTTCCAGCCAAGGACGATGACTGCTGGTTCCGCTACGACAACCCGCTCGAGATCAAGCAGACCTGCAACGACTGGCATCACTTCAAGCCTGAGACATATAAAGGCTTCCAATACCTGCTTAGTCCTCACTTCACGGAGATACTGGAGCGGCTGACTAAGGCAGACCTCATGCCAGATGTCGGGTTACACGGTGGCGGTCTACACCAACACGGCAGGGGAGGAAAGCTAAACGTCCACCTAGACTACAACCTTCACCCGAAACTTCACCTACAGCGACGGTTAAACCTGATTGTCTACCTGACACCAGGATGGAAGCCAGAATGGGGAGGCCACTTAGGACTGTACAAAGACCCCGACACACTGGTAAAAGCAGTTGAACCAAAGTTCAATCGGGCTATAATTTTCGACACTCGTGGCAGTTGGCATGGATTACCAGCCCCGCTAACCTGTCCAGCAGATGTCACCCGCAACAGTTTCGCAGTCTATTATCTGTGCGAGCCAGACACTACAGACAGCAGAAGCCGAGCATTGTTCGCTCCAACTGCCGAGCAAAAAGGCAACGCTGATGTTGACCAGTTAATCCGTCAGCGATCAACGTAAAGTCAACCGATGACCCAGACAGGAGTCGGTAAAGTGGAAGAAAAAGTAGGAAGTAGAAGGAAAAAGCCTAACGATGGTCGGGGAAGGCCACCGGGTATCCCTAATAAGACCACAAAGGACGTTAGAGAGGCTATCAGGCGGGTAGCGGAGGACAATGCAGAGAACTTCGCTTTGTGGCTCCAAACCGTTGCTATCGGCGATGGTGACAAGGTTAAGCCTGACCCAGCCAAAGCCGCTGACCTGTACTTGAGAGCTATCGAGTATCACATTCCGAAGCTAGCAAGAACAGAGGTAGCAGGCGACCAGAATCAGCCAATGCAGATGGTGGTGACTTGGGCAGCCGAGAAATAATCATTCCCTACAGCCCGCGGGAGCCACAGCTTGAGATCCATCAGGCGATGGACGATCACCGCTTTACGGTGGTAGTGGCGCATCGTCGTTTAGGCAAGACTGTCAGTGCCATCAACCAGTTGGTAAAGTCTGCGGTGATGTGCCAGAAGGAACGCCCACGATTCGCTTACATTGCGCCAACCTACGCACAGAGCAAACGCATTGCCTGGGACTACCTGCTCCACTACACCCGTCCGCTGGGAGCCACACCAAACATTTCAGAGCTTCGTGTCGACTTCTGGGATCGCAGAATCGGTCTGTACGGATCGGACAACCCAGATTCACTTCGCGGATCTTACTTTGACGGAGTTGTACTGGACGAGGTGGGGGATCAGAATCCAAAGATATGGAACGAAGTGATACGACCTGCCCTAGCCGACCGTCAAGGCTGGGCAATGTTCATCGGCACACCTAAAGGCCAGAATCACTTCTACGATCTGCGGAACAGAGCGCAGGGTGAGCCTGGGTGGAAGTTGCTCGAGTTCCGCGCCAGTCAGACGAAGATCATTGCTCAGTCAGAACTAGATGATGCGCTGCGAGAGATGGGGCGCGACAAGTACGACCAAGAGTTTGAGTGTTCATTCCACGCTGCTGTCGAGGGGGCTTACTATGGGCAAATTCTTAACCAGATGGAAGGAGAAGGTCGATTCTGCTCTATCGTTCGTGACGACCTCTGCAAGACGTTTGCTGCATGGGATCTCGGCATTGGCGACTCGACTTCGATCTGGATCGCACAAGTCCACGGACAAGAAGTCAGACTCCTAGACTACATTGAGAACCACGGGGTCGGGCTGGATTGGTACGTCCGAGAACTGCGGAACAAGGGTTGGCACAAGGCCGAGCACATCGTCCCGCACGACGTACAGGTTAGAGAACTAGGGTCTGGAAAGTCGAGGTTGGAGGTCTTACAGCAGGCTGACCTCAGTTGCACGATTGCGCCACGGTTATCAGTTGATGACGGCATCCAAGCTGTCCGCAGACTTTTGCCCCGCTGCTGGTTCAACATCCCGCAAACGAGCGAAGGGTTGAACTGCCTGCGGAACTACAGACGGACTTTCGACGAAAAGCAGAAAGTCTTTTATGATAGACCTTTGCATGATTGGTCTAGCCACGGATCGGACGCATTTCGTTATCTTGCAGTCGGTCTGAATGAAACATCATCCTGGTCGAAGCCGATCAACGTTAATACAAGGTGGGTGGTCTGATGGATGAAACCGATCTTCGCAGATTGCTGTTGATGATGGCGCAAGAACGGTTGCCTGTAGATATTTCCGGGCAAAACCTGAAGTTTACGGGTGTTCCGCAAATGCCGGAATCTGCCCCGCAGGAGTTGCAGAGCATTGCAAGCCAATTTGCCAGACTAGGCGCAAAGCAGGAAACCCCTCTCGGAACGGTTGGTGTCAGTTACGGGAATGAGCCTGGACAAGCACGGCGTCAATTGACTTACGAAAACCTGCTGGGCGGGTTACTTGGAGTGAAAGGCGAAGTTGGCGAGAACTACAAGAAAGGTTCTATTGGGTTCTCTCCAACGCCAAACGTAGATGTCTCGGCCACAATGTCGCAAGATCAGTTCGGAAACCTTGTCCGATCACTGCAAGCCCAATACATTAAGAAACTTAATGAGGACTTGATGTTAGGGCTGATGGGTCGAGTAGGGTCTAATCCTTACGTTGGGTTGCAGATGACGGGGAGGTTTTAATGCTAATGCCACAAGGTTTCATCGTTCAGAAGCGCGAGTTTGAAGAACTTCAACGCAGGGTTGCTGAACTTGAGAAGAAACTCGCTGAACTGGAGATAAAAGATCCAGAGAAGCGGAAGTATTTTAGGCGCGAGGTGGTAAATGGATAACGGGACTCTTACCGGCATTCTGCAAGCAGAGATCGACGATGCTATCGGGATGCTGGACAGCGAAACCACAGAAGAACGTGCCGAAGCACTGAACTACTACCTGCGAAACCCTTACGGCAACGAACAAGAAGGTCGCAGCCAGATCGTTACCGGCGAGGTGGCAGAGGTCATCGATGGTGCGCTGCCGCAACTGATTCGCGTATTCACTGCAAACGATGAGATTGCTAGATATGAGCCTGTTGGCCCAGGCGATGAGGAAGGCGCAGATCAGGCGACGGACTACGGTAATTGGGTGTTTACCAAGGACAACAACGGTTTTGCCATCCTGCATGACTGGTTCAAGGACGCTCTGCTTGCCAAGACCGGGACGGTAAAAGCGGTCTGGGAAGAAAAGATCGAAGTAGACGAGGAAACCTACCGCGGGCTGTCGGATACGGAGCTTGTCCTACTACTGTCAGACGGTACGATGGAGATCGTCGGCCAGGAGACGGAAGAATCCGTATCTCAGATGCAGATGCCAGACGGTACAGTTGTCGATCAAGTCACGCGTTCGCACAATGTTGTCGTCCGCAAGAAAACCAAGTCAGGCCGGATTCAGATTGACTGCATTCCTCCCGAAGAACTGATCGTCAGCAAGAAGGCGCGGTTCGGTGAGACGAAATCACCCTTCATGGCGCACCGCAGGCTGATGCCGCGGTCGGAACTCGTTCAGATGGGGTTCGACAAGGACGAGGTATACAGCCTTCCTGTCTACAACAGTCTCGACTTCACCGAGGAGCGGATCGCTCGATACTCCCCAGGTGAAGAACCGTACGAGCAGGACAGTCTCGACGAGTCAATGCAAGAGGTCGAGGTCTACGAGTCTTATCTGTACGTGGATTACGACGAGGATGGGATTGCAGAACTCCGGCAGATTTTCTACTCCAACAGCACGATCCTGACCTACGCTGACGGGCGGGAAGCCAACATTCCTACCGATTACGTGCCATTTCACGTGATCTGCCCGATTCCGATTCCGCACAAGTTCTTCGGTCAGTCGCTGGCAGACCGGACGATGGACATCCAGCTAATCAAGAGCACCGTTACTCGGCAGATGCTGGATAACCTCTACCTCATCAACAACGCTCGGATGCAGGTTGTTGACGGTCAGGTGAACCTAGACGACTTGCTGAACGTCACTCCTGGTGGTGTTGTCAGGACTAAATCGACGGGTGCAGTGGCTCCGATTCAGGTGCCAGACATCACTGGTTCCGCTTACCCGATGCTGGGCTATTTCGACTCGGTGCAAGCCAAGCGATCTGGGGTGTCGGAGACTTCGCAAGGTCTCGACCCCAACATCCTGCAAAACGTCACGGCTGCGGCTGTAGCAGCGACGATGCAAGCCGGTGCTGGCAAGATGGAGCTAATCGCTCGGCTGTTTGCTGAGACGGGCGTTAAGAGCCTTTTTCGCGGCATTCTGCATCTGCTCTGCAAGTATCAGGATAAGCCCCGTCTGATTCGGATGCGTGGCAAGTTCGTCGAGATGGACCCGCGAGAGTGGTCGAATCTGTACGACGTTTCGATCAGTGTCGGACTCGGAACCGGATCGAAGAACGAGCAGATGGCAATGCTTCAGATGATCCTGTCGAAGCAAGAACAGATTCTCCAGCAATTCGGCCCTGCAAATCCGCTTGTCTCTGTCGGGCAGTATCGGGCGACGTTGGGACGGTTTATCGAAGCGGCGGGGCTGAAGGATTCAACCGAGTTCTTCAAAGAGATTCCCCCCGAGCTAGACCAGCAACTGAGCAATCCACCTCCGCAGCAGCAATCTAATCCTGCTCTGGACGCGATGATGGCCCAGGCGCAAGCCCAGATCCAGATCGAACAGCAGAAGGCACTGGCAGCGATTGAGACGCAGCGGATGAAGGCGCAGGCCGACATTCAACTGGCTCGTGAGAAAGCCGCAGCAGAGCTACAACTGAAGCAGCAGGAGTTTGCGGTTGAGGCTCAACTGAAGGCGGCGAAGGTTGGTGCTGGGATTACGCAAAACGTCGAGATCCCGGGATGAGTCCAGAGCAGGCGGCGAATCTACTGCGAGACGATTATTTCCGGGGAGAACTGGAAAAGTTGAAACAGGAGCAGATTGACCTGATTCTTAACTCGTCTGAGCAAGATATTGACGCACGAGAAAATGCGTATAGAATGATTAAATGCTTAACCACGGTTGTTAATCACTTTCAGTCGATTGTTGACACTGCCGAGATTAAGCGTAAACGTTGGAAGATCCTTTAAGGGGTGATATGGACACCAATCCGCAAGGAAGTGGCCCGCTGGATGTAAACAGTGCAGCCAATGCGTTTCTAGGCTTGATGGGGCCGGAGGAAGGCGAACAGCCCACTCCCGAGGCACAGCAGCAGGAGACGGAGGTTGCAGTTGAGCAGCAGGAAGTCGAGGAAACACCGCGCTACCGGGTGAAAGCCGCAGGTGAGGAACGCGAAGTTTCGTTGGACGACCTGATTAAGAGTTATCAACTTGGCACTGACTACACTCAGAAAACCCAGGCTTTAGCAGAACAGCGGAAGGTTATCGAAGCTGAGAAAGCCGCTGTCGAGCAAGCCAAACAACTCCGAGACCAGTATGCTCAACGATTGGAACTGATTGAAAAGGTTCTATCGGAGCAGAACAAGTCGGAAGATTTAGAGTCACTGAAAGAGTCCGATCCGATTGGCTACGCGATGAAAGTCGCTGAGTCTGTCCAGCGAGACAAGCAACTAGCCGCAGTACAGGCTGAAAAGCAACGCATTGCCGAGAAGCAACAAGCGGAGCGTCAGACGCAACTCCAGCAGTATCTTGCCGAGCAACAGGCCCGACTACAGCAAGCCATTCCAGAGTATGCCGATCCGCAGAAGGGTGAAGAAGTCCGACGGGATATTCGCTCGTATGCACAGAACGTCGGTTTTACGGAGGGCGAACTCAATCAGGTTTATGACTCACGCGCTGTTCAGGTTTTGTGGGAAGCCGCTCAGTACCGCAAGCTAGTGTCGAAGTCGCCGGAGGTAACGAAGCGTGTTGCCGAGGCTCCTAAGACGCTAAAGCCCGGAACTGGCAAGGTTTCAAACCCTGAGTCTGATGCAGCGAAAAATGAACGAAACCGGCTGCGTAAGTCTGGCAAAGCCAGGGATGCAGCTTCATTGTTTGAACGATTCAATTACTGAGGTTAATCATGCCTACCTTTACCGCACACACGGCCATTGGCCAGCGCGAAGATTTGATCGATGTCATCTACGACATCAGCCCGACCGAAACCCCGATCATGAGCACTCTGGCTCGCACTAAAGCGACCGCGGTGTTCCATGAGTGGCAGACGGATTCGCTTGCAGCCGCTACTGCAGCGAATGCCGCAGTCGAGGGTGCCGACGGAGTTTCCGCTACGATCAGCCCGACGGTTCGTCTTGGCAACTACACCCAAATCGTACAGAAAGTTGTACAAACTTCTGGCACGCTCGAGGCAGTTAACAAGGCAGGTCGGCGCTCGGAACGCGCATACCAGCTTGCCCGCGCTTCTTCTGAGCTTAAGCGTGACATGGAAACCATCATCACTG